CCTTTTTTCGCGCGCGAGCCTAAATTTAAAACGACTGTAAGCGCCCCGTTGACAATGGACGACCCGACCGCCAACACCGCCCTGGAGGGTTCCAGATGAAGCGCATAGACCGCCTCCGCAAGCGTATGGACGACGCCACCGATTGGGCCGCACTCGCCAAGCATGATGGTTCATGGGTCGCCGCCGCCACGCTCCTCAAAGCGGCCGAGGTGTTCGATGAGAAGCTCGCCGCGCTGGAGCTCGCCGCCGTCGAGAAGGCGAGCGATGACCCGCTTGCCGTGCTGGCCGAGGTCAGCGATATCATCAACAGCCTACCGCCAGCAGCTCGGGAGCAGATCCTTGCGCACCTGAGCGGGCAGGTCCATTAGCGGCGGGTGGATGCCATGGCACTTAGAGACGCGCTCCGTCACCTAGCCGTAGCCTCGGAGCGCAGCCCGCGCGCCCTGATGCAGTGGACGCCTCCACAGCAGGCTTTCTACCTCGACCCGGCGCCGCGTAAGAGCTTTCGCGCCGGAAACCAGATCGGCAAGTCCTACGGCGGGCTGCGCTGGCTGATCGACCTTGCGCTCGGCATCCACCCGCACCAATTCAGGCCGCCCCCGCTGGAGTGCTGGATCGTCTGCACGTCGTGGTCGCAGTCTGTCGCCATCATGGCGAAGTTTCGCGGCCTCGTGGATGTGGCCTCGGTTGATGAGAAGGCGTCTAGCAACTGGTCTGGGCGCAACGGTTACGGGAAAGACAATCCAGCCGTTTTGTTCCACAACGGATCCGTCGTGCGCTTCCGCACATCGCGCCAGGGTCCCCAGGCTTTGCAGGGCAGTACGGTCCATTGCGCGTTACTGGACGAACCCTCGACGTTAGAGATCTACAGAGAGGTAGATCGACGGCTAATGAGGACTGGCGGGCTGCTGGGTATGACCTTCACGCCGGCCAACGCTGACTGCCGCTGGATCCGCGAACTGACCGAGGCCGGCATCTTCTCAGAGACGCACGCAGACTTGACCGTCGAGAACCTGACGCCCATCGGGAGTAGTGAGCCGTTCCAGCTGCTCACGGGTCGCAGGATGGATCAAGCCTGGATTGACGAGCAGTGGGCGAACACGCCGGCAGCGTTCGCTGATGTGGTGCTGTCGGGCGCATGGGAGGGCAAGCCCCTCGGCGCCTTCTTCAAGACGTTTGACCGTGGCAAGCACGCCCGCAGCGGCCTCAAGCTTTCGCCCGCGAAGGGTCCGATCCGCATCTGCCTGGGCGTCGACCACGCAGCCGCCGGCCGCGAGTACGGGCAAGCTGCGGTGCTCTGTCAGGTGCAGCAGTGGGTCGACAGTGAGGGGGCACTCAAGGAGGCGATCAACGTCGTAGATGAATGCGTGGCGGTCGGCTCCGCTACCAGCGAGGAGTTCGGGCGGCATATCGCCTCGATGCTTCGCAGGCACGGGCTGGTGTGGCGCGACCTGTGGCGGGCCTACGGTGACATCCCGGCGGCATCACGCATCGCCTACAAGAGCAACGCGGAGCTCGCCCGCTCCATCGCCCGCACGTTCGGCATGCACGTCAACAACATGCGCCCCCGCATCGACGGCGCGAAGGAGGGACGCGGGGCCGCTGGGCTGCTGGACACGGGCTGTCGGTACATCTACGCGGGGTTTGCGAACGACCTGATCAACGTGCATCCACGTTGCAAGCTGCTGATCGAGGCGTTGGAATCCTGGGATATCACCGATCCCAAGTACGAGCTTAAAGACTGCGTTGACGCGCTCCGGTACGCGCTAAAAGACTTCGTCCTCCCGTTCCACGCGCAGACCAACGTCTCGGTGCGGATCGGCTGACGCTTCCTCGAGCGCAGATAGTTTCGGCATATCTCGGAACATTAGTAGACATACGGTAAACCCGGCGCTACGATCCCCACATGATGACGAACACGAACACCCCAGGCACCTCGTCCCCGCTGGCGTCGGTGCTCCTGGCGAAGAAGTGGACCGGCCGCGAGGACCCTGGCGACTTCTGGATCAGTGAGAAGCTGGACGGGGTGCGCGCCATCTGGGACGGCAGCAACTTCTGGAGCCGCACGGGCAAGCCCTTCAACGCCCCCCAGTGGTTCAGGGACAGCCTGCCAAACACCGTGCTCGACGGCGAACTCTTCGCCGGCCGGGGCATGTTTCGGGACACGGTCGGCGCCGTGCGTCGCGAGGTGCCCCTTGACGCCCACTGGCGCAAAATCACCTACATGGTCTTCGACGCCCCCCAGGTCCAGGGCACTTTCGAGGAGCGGGTGGAGTACATCAACAAGCACGTCCAGGGCCCGCACGCCCGCGCCGTACGCCAGCGTCCCTGCGGCTCGCACGACGATCTCGCCCGCGCCCACCGCGCACTACGCCGCAAGGGCGCCGAGGGGATCATGCTCCGACGTAAGGGCTCCCTGTACGAACCGAAGCGCAGCTCCACGCTCCTCAAGCTCAAGGACTTCCACGACTCCGAGGCGCGGATCACCGGCTACCAGCAGGGCACGGGCAAGCACCGGGGGCGCCTGGGCGCGTACCGCGTGACCCTGATGGGCTCGGGAGTGCAGTTCAAGGTCGGCACCGGCCTCACCGACGAGCACCGCGAGGACCCGCTTCCGATCGGCGGCGTCATCACCGTGCGCTATCAAGAACTGACGCCCGCCGGGGTCCCCCGCTTTCCCGTGTTCATCGCGGCCAGGGACTACGAGTAGGATAGTTTCGGCATATCGCAAAATAGTTCTTGTGCATTGGTAAACGCGCGGTTAATGTATACCCATGATGACGAACACGAACAACACCGCCGCCCTCTCCTCCCTCACCCCCGAAGCCGACGTCGAGCACCCCACCGCCCCCTACACCATCCGCCGCCTTGGTCAGACCGCCTGGGCCACCGTCCCCACCCTGGCCGAGGCCCTGACTGAGCGGGACACTGCGGACCGGATCTGCCAGCGCGGCCACCTGATCATCGACGCCTGCGGCGAGTTGGTGATCTTCATCTAGGTAGCCACGGCGCGCGCCCTTCGGGGCGCCCAGCCGCCGAGGTGCAACCCTAGTGAGGAGAGAGATGATGACGAACACGAACAACATGACACGCAAGATTGAACTGTCAGGAACCGGATGGCGCATCCGACGACGCAAGCGCGACGGGGCTCTCGTGCCCCTGCCTACGCAAAAGTGCGGCGAGTGCGGCGCATGGATGGAGCCCGAGTTCAAGAGCGATGTGCGGGACGCAGAAACGTGGTTCTGGCCCGACTGCCTCGTGTGTCAGGGTCCGTGCTGCGCGAAGTGCTCCGACGAGGTTTACGAGGAGGGGTTCCGAGCGTGCCTCACGTGCCTGCAAAACCCCGACCTTGAGAGTCAAGTCGCCTCCATGCGGCGTTGGTGAGCAGGATCCCGCATGACGAAGCTCACCGTTCGGCAGCGCGACGTGCTCGCCTTCATTCACCTCACGGGGCGCGAGCCCCGGCGCACGCACATGAGGACGACGATCGCCCTGTTCGAACACCGCACGCGCCAGCCCTTCACGCTTGACGGGCCGAGCCTGCTCGTGAACGACGCGAGCCTGCCGCTGATCGAGGGTCGGCCGCTCGTGAAGGCCGTCGCGCTCTTCGAGAGCCACGGCTTCGCCCTGCCCGAGAAGCACGGCGACCGGGTCGTGCAGCCGTACGGGCGCAAGTCGACGCAGTACGTCTACATGCTGCGCGAGAGCGACGGCGTCGCGGTGCGCTTGTGGAAGTGCGGCACGTCGGCGACGGTCGACGTCGACACGGGATCGCCTTACCCGATCACCGAGTACGTGTGCCTCACCGGGAAGCACGCGACGCCCCTGCCCGAGATCGTGACCGAAGCCCCGGCCGGGCTGAGCGCCGACGAGTTCGACCTACTGTCCAGCGTCGGCCCCTGCCCGGCCTGATCCGCTCGATCAGCGGTCGAAGAAGAAGCGGCCCGGCTCACGGGCTGCACACCCTAGCGCTTGCGCGCCCTTCGGGGCGCCCAGCCGCCGAGGTGTAACCCTAGTGAGGAGATGAGATGATGACGAACACGAACAACACCGCCGCCCTGGTTTCCATCACCTTCAAGGGCGCGCTCCGCCGCGCCGAAGAGGCTTACATCTCCGCCATCGTCGCTGGTGGGGCGCGGAGCGTTCGCGTCAGCAAGTCCGCGATCAGATCGAGCGGTTACGCCGACGACGCGCCCAGCGGCGTCGCTGACGTGACCCACATCACCGGGGACCATGAGCCTTGGTTTTTGGGCGAGGACTCCGAAGGGAGATGCTGCTGGAGCTTCGACGGTGTGGAGTTGGTGATTTTCGCCTAGGTAGCCCCGGCGCGCCCCTTCGGGGGCCCAGCCGCCGAGGTGTAACCCTAGGAGGATGAGATGATGACCCTGACCGCTGATTACGTTGACCTACTCGTGTCCCGGTGCGCCGCCGACGCCCCCTGGCAGATCCGTGGCCTGTTCACGGACTACGCCGACGCCTCGCTCGCGTCCACCGTGCTTAGTCGGGGACTGCTAACCCGCGACTACAACGCCGCCGCCGAGGTCGCGATCGTCTCGTTCGGGCCGCACGGGTACCTCAAGACCGACGTCAAGACCGCAGCCGTGAGGACGTGGTGATGCCCGCAGCCAAGAGGATGGGCCGCCCGCCACTGCCTGCGAACGAGAAGCGCCGCCAGCGTGCGGTGCGGTTCAGCGATGACGAGTGGGCCGAGGTGGTCGAGGCTTCGCGCGGGTGGGGGGTCTGCAAGTGCTGCAAGGGCACGGCGGTGCCATCCGCCGTCATGTGCTGCGGGCAGATGCCGCGCCCCATGACGGCGGGGGAGTTCGTGCGGATGCGCTGCCTCGACGTCTAGCGTGACTAGCGCTTGCGCCTCGCAAGCATCGCGCGTTAACTTGCGCCCGTGCCTGCTGCCAAGCTGTCATCGCTGCCGCCGCCGCCGCTGGATGCGGCCAACATCGAGCGCGTAGAACACACCCGGCTCCGTCGCCGCATCATGTACGGGCGCCACGAGTCCGACCTTCGCAGCCTGCTCCGTGACCAGCTCGGCAGCGTGCGCGCGGACGCATGGGGCAACCGTCCTGACATGAGCGCCAACCCGTTTCAAAGCCTATGGACACAGGCTTCAATGCTGTACGCCGTGGAGCCCGAGGTGGGCCACGACGACGACTCGGGCAGGGAACTCCTGGCCCGCGTGGCCGAGGCCGGATATTGGGCGCTGATGCAGCGTGTTCAGAGGGACACCCTTGGGTTCCGTGAGATGTTCTTGCGCGTCACCGTGGACCACGGCGCCCTGGTTTTCCGCCCAGTATTCCCCGATATGGTCGAGGCGAAGGCACGAGCACAACGCCCATCCCAGCCGCTGATCGTGGGCGAGTGGGAGGAGCACGCGGATTTTGAGTGGGTGCGGCGCACCGCCGACGCGGTGAGCGGCACCTATACGGTGCAGGCTCACATCGACGGCGTCGACCGGGACGTGAGCGGCGAGGTCCTTGGCGACCACGATCGGGCGGTAGCCGCCGCGCATATCCTCCCCTACAGCGTCTTCCACGCCGCCGAAACGGGCTGGCTGTTCGACGCATGGACCTCCCAAGAGGTGGTGTGCGCGTCCCTGTGGATCGGCCTGTATCTGACCGAGTTCGGGCACATCATGCGCAACGCCAGCTGGCCCCAGCGTTACGCCGCCGGGGTAGTGGTCGAGGGCGCTGGCGTCGACGGCGCCCGCCAGGAGGTCGTCACCGATCCGGCCACGGTGCTCCTTCTCGGCGTGCGAGAGGGCGCGCAGCCGATGGTCGGCCAGTGGGGAAGCCCAGCCGACCCCGAAGCTATCCTGCGGGCCGTCGCCATGTACGAGCGGCGAGCACTCCAGGGTGCGGGATTGCACCCGCCCGACGTGACGAGGCAGAGCGCGGACATTCGGAGCGGCTACTCACTCGCGGTAGCTCGGGAGTCCGTACGGGAACAGCAGCGCTTCTTCGCGCCCCAGTTCCTGCGGGGCGACCGTCAGACCTTGCGGCTTTGCGCCGCCCTGCTGAACGAGGCCGAGGGCAGGAACTACCCCCTGGACGGGTACCAGATCCGCTATCGCGGCTTGCCGCCATCGCCCGCCGAGGACCGTCTACGCATCGACACGATCACCGCGCTCCTTGATCGTGGCGTGATCACCACTGATGAGGCCAGGGAGCGCCTTGGCGACGTCCTTGCCCGCGTCTAAAGAGGAGGATACACCTTGAGCGATGACACCCCGGCGGCGCCGCCCCCAGTCCATGACACACCCCCGCCTACCCGGTGGGCCGAACTGAAGGCTGATCTAGCCAACGCCACGAAGGAGCGCGACGAGTTGCGCGCGGCCAACGCGAAACTCAGCGGTCAACTCAGCGGTGTTAAGGACGCGCACACGGCGGCGGCAGCGCAGTGGGCTGATGAGCGCTCCTTGCTCAAGTACGGCATCGATGACGCACCCGGCATGGCGGCGGCTCGCACGGCCTACGGTGCGCTAGAGGGCGACGACCGCCCCGCGTCCGTGGGTGAGTATGTAGCCGCCCTCGTCGCCGCTGCCTCGGCCGAGGACGACCCCAAGCCCCCTCCCCGTTGGCTTGCACCGTACGCAACGCCAACGCCCGCCGCCGCGCCCGAGAAGGCGCCCCCGAAACAGACGGCGGCGGCGCCGCCGAGTGCTGGCGGCAGCGTCTCTGAGGAGGCACGTAAAGCGCTCCTCGACCAAGCGCTTAAGAGCGGCGATTGGTCGGCATTTAACAAGGCGGCTGGTATCACGATGTTTTCGGGGTAGACTCGCCTCGGACGCCACTAGGCGTGCAGCGTGCCTCCAGGCTGTGACCGGGGCTTCAGGTTGTCTCCACTGAGACGGGGACTAGCGGTTATTCGGCCCACCGAGACGGGCGGTTAAACACCACCCCTGGAGTTCTCGTGGGTTTCTACACTTCGAATCTCGGCAATGCGCTCGCCTCTGACGTCCTCAGTGGGATCTGGGTGCAGTCGTTGGCCGATCGCAACGCTCTCCCCAATCATCCCAGCCTGATCCGCGCCCCCGCTCCGGTCGGCGCGACCACGGTGCGTGTGCCCGATCTCGACCTGAACGGCGCGGTGCTGCTGGCCTCGACCACCGAGGGTGCGGCGGTGTCCGCTACCACGCCCACCGACAACGCCTCGGATATTGCCTTGGCCCGCTTCTCCAAGCGGTACGACCTGTCGGACTTCATGCGGCAGGTGGACGGGCTCGGCATCAGCGCGGAGCAGGTCTTCGCGATGGATGCCCTGATCGCTTGCGGCGCGACCCTGCGCGACGAGGTCGCCCAGATCGTTGACGCCTTCTCCTCGACGGTCGGATCGACCACGGTGGACGCCACCGCCGCGAACTTCTTGGAGGCGATTGCCACCCTGGAGATCGCGTCGGTGAATGGCCCCTACCTCGCGATGCTGCACCCGCGCCAGTGGGCCGACATTCGCTCGGATGTCAGCACCGCCTCGGGCGGCGCCATCCAGTGGAACGCCGGATCGCAGGAGGTGTTGAACGCCTCCAAGGGGCTCGGCTCGCAGGGCAACTTCTTGGGCGTCGACGTATACACTTCGACATCCATCGTCACCGCGAACTCCCTCGCTGACCGCGCGGGCGGCATGTTCGGCCGTGGCGCGATTGCCTACGCGATGAGCGCCCCCCGCTCCGATGCGGACTTCACGCAGGTCGTGCTCGGCAACGAGGTGCTCTTCGAGAAGGACCGCAACGCGCCCGCCGGCCTCACCGAGTACGTCAGCCACATGCACTTCGGTGTCGTGGAAGTTCTGGACGCCGCCGGGGTGTCGATCATCACCGACGCCTAGCGCGTGGGTACACGGGGACCGTCA